AACAGGGACATGAAACCCGAGTTGTGTCGCATCAAATCTGATGTTTGTGCTTTTGCACCGATTGCAATGCGTTCTTTTAGCGTCGTTCACTGCCTTGGACAGAGGTTGAAATTCGTCACAGGTCTCCACGGGTTTGAAGTTGTGCTTTCTCCCGTCCTTATGATCCATTTCCAAGTTGCTGCTTATCGCCAAAACGACGCAAAGTTTACCCTTGTGATAATCGTAGACTTCGGGGGCAATGGTTCCATCAAAAGACAGTTCAGCCCAGCCTGCGGTCGCCACAGAAATAATACTTCCCTGCGGCCCCTTTCGTTTCACCAGTTTGTATTTTTTTGCCAATGACCCATCGTCGCGCGCCCAAGCGCTGCCGTTGCCGAAAGAAGGGAGTCCGTGCAGATGAAATTCCGAAACATTCAACGGATCACTGTGCCCATGCTTGTCTGGTTGAACTGTTTTTTCAAACCTGTCGGCGTGACTACCTGTCTTGAATGTTATGTCCTTTGGGTTTTTATGCGCCATAACCATATCCTTTCAAAGAGTCGAACATTATCTGCTGATCCAGAACATCCACGCAGAAGTAGCTAGAACTGAACGTGATCTTGTTTTCGCTGTTGTCCTGGTTCATGAATTTCATCCGTTCTTCGAACATCAAGAGTTGGAGTGGGATGTTTCGGAACACCTGTTTTGGTGCAGCGTCGTTCAGCCATGTGTTGCTCATTATGAGCGCGAAAGGTTTACCCAGATCGATGGCGCGTTCAAAGATGCCGCGTTTGTTTGTAAACGGCGGGTTTGATACCATCACATCCCAATCCAGAGGGGTATGCGTGTAGAAGTCCTGCCCTTCGTTAATATGTGAACGAACTACGTTGAAACCCTCAGACTCCAACACTTTGACAAAATTACTGGTTGCCTCATCAAACGGACACCATATTGTCTTTCCCTTGAATTTTTCCAAATGTGGCACCAACGCCCTCACGGCATATTCCGGCGTGTAGCATTCGTCATTGTCACCGGCGTTGTAGAGCACCCCTGCATTGGCGCTGGATAGTTTGGCCCGGGCAGGTGGGATGATCTCAGGCACCACCACAGGGTTGGCCTTGTAGGCCATCACCGCATCCTCGACCTTTTGCCTTGTAGGGCGTTCGTGCTGTTCCGTCACCTGCCCCCAGACGTGCACCGCTTCGGCGTCAGAAAGCTCGGTCAGAGGTCTGACTTGAGACTCATTTGATGGGAGGATTTTGTGACCCAAAGAGCTGTTTTGGGTCACATTTTCTATTGCCTGAAAACGCTCTGACGCTTCAATCATTCTGTAGGCATGACGCCCGCTCCAACCCCATCGCTGATCAGCGTATTCCTCGAACGTGCTGTATTTTTTCTTGTATAGCTTGTCGTCACGTATTTCACGCAGCAACAAACCGTTGTCATACCACGCCTTGAGGACGTTGGTTTCAATCTGTTCTTCCACCTTCTTAAGGCTTCTCTTGGCCATTTCGTATCCTTCCAATGTTAACCGCAATGCTTACATTGTATGGTGCGGGTGTGCAAGCGGTTTGTGCTTAGGGGGACCTGAAAAAGCTAGGGGGACTTGTCAAACCCATTGAAATCATTACACTATAGCGGAGATAACCGTAATTTTCAGAGCGTTACTAACTGGATTTGTAAAAAAAGCTTAATGAAATCAAAGACTTAAAGTCTCTTTAGAGACCTAGATAGAGAGATAGTAGAGAGTAGAGAGTATTTTCTCTCTGAGTTGATTCATAAAACAGTGTCAGGGGGGGGGTCATATTTACTAAGCATCCGAACCCCTAAACGCAAAAACCCCGCCGCAATGGCAGGGTAATTTTAGGGTAGGTAGGGGGGGTCTCGCTATCCGCTAAGCCTTATGCGATTTTCTCTTTCTTATCAAAGACTTGCGGGCTTTTTCCAGATAGTGGGCTTACTATCCGCCAATCTTTTCAAAGACTTACACACTATCTGGATTGCTATCCGCCCTCTGTTGCCGTGTATCTGACCGCAGGTTTACCGTTACCTTTGGACTTTTCTTCGTCCTTAAACGCTAGGCCATTTTCAACCAACTTGGCAAGAGCCTTTTCCACATCCGTCCGTTTGTGCGATCTGCATCGGTTAAAAATCACACCTATCGTCATGCCATCCCCGCCGATCAGGTTCAACAGCCGCGCTTGCAATGCCATCACCGGGCTATCCTTCTGCCGATCATTTGCTGTCACAAGGCGCGCCTTGTCATTCACGTCGCGCCGTGTCAGCGCAAATGCCCATCGCACATGCTCTGCCGTTCTGCGCCCTTCTGGCACCGCCAGAATCAAGCTGACCTTGCTCACAATCTCGTAGGCGCCAAGATACAATGCCTCAAGCCCGCTCGCGCTCTTGTGCCTTTCGGCCTCATCCTCAAACCAGTCATTTGCCGCCTCCAGCATGTCCAGCGCTTCGGATGACGTGGGAACCTCACGCCGATTTCCATAGTATTCAACCCGGCCATCCGCCGTCATGTCGTATTCGCCGCCGCTGTAAAGCTGCACAAATGCCGCTTCCATTTGTGGCGTCATGGGTTTTTTGCGAAACCTGCGCTTTGATCGTGGCGCGGTGTCCCTCTCGTTGAATATCAGCGCCCGCCCGATAAATCCGTTTGTGGCGCTGTGGAAGTCAACCAGTTCTTCAAACGTCACTGGCGTAGTAAACCCGATCAGCGACAGGAATGGCCGCTCAAGCCCCTTGTCAAGATTGCCAAGTGCAGCCTCAAGCGCGTCGGCCCTGCCCTCTACATATGGGCCATGTTCTGCCTCCTCGATCTTTTTGCGAAGCTGCGAAAGTTCGCGTGTCATCGCTGCCCGCAAATCCTCTTTTGCGTCACCCGTCAACAGCATGAACCCATCGGCCTTGGAATATGCCGCCATCAGCATTCCGATGACGCCGTCCAGATACAGCGCCCCGCCTTTGGTTTGTGCGTTTTTGATCTTCTGCAAGAAAATCCCGATTTCGTCGATGACATAAAGCGCCGCCTGGTGGCGCGTCAGGTTGCGAACTATTTCCTGTTCAGACTTGATGGCGCCATGCGTAGCGCCCGCCATACCTGCTGCGCGGTGAATGGTGGCCACGGCTTGCTGAATGGCCTCCTTGCCCGTCCTGGACCCGGCCACGCAGAACGCGAACAGGTTTGTGGTCACGCCGTCCTTGTCGTCGGTATAACGCAAGCCTGCCACATTGCCGACGGCAGATAGCGCACCAGCAACTGCGAGGTTTTCGCGCGGCCTGCGCGACTGGTCCTCAATCCAGCGCGCCACATCGCCGACAAACCCCGGCGGTGACTTGAGGTCGATCCCGGCAATGTCAAACGGTAGGCCGTCCCTGCGTTCTTCCCTGCGTTCGTCAGAATTACCTGTGGTCGCGCTCGGCGTGCCTGCTGGGAAATCAAATTCCTGATCAGGCGTAAAGCTGACCGGCATACGCCATCCGCCAGCCTCTGCGTAATGTATCAGCGTCCCCACCCGAACCGGGTTGGCACTGCGCCCGAAGCTGTGCCACTTGTATTCCGATACCCCATCAGCATACTTTGACGAATTTTTGGCAAAGTAATCATCCCAGACAACAAAACCCGTGCCGCCGGTTGCGTCGTGAATAGCCATTCCGCACCTGATCCACGTCTCATAATCGCAATCGGGATCAACAGCCTCCAGCATCTCGGCAATATCGCCATGCGACACGTCGATGGTGCGCCCGTCATATTCTGCGCGGTGGCGGTCCGGCTTGCGCAATGCGTTGATTAGATCAGCGGGCGCGGCATCAATATCGTCTGGCGATCCAAGCGCCGTGACGTAGCGCGATCCGCTGCGGTGCAGACTGCCGGGCCCCACTACATAACCCGACGACTTGAAATCGATTCCGGGATATTCTGGCAGATGCGAGACCAAAGCCAAGGCATCATCAACCGTAAAATAATAATGTCGCGAGCCGTCCGCGCTGCCGGTATCCACCACAAGGCCAGCCGCCGCAATGGTGGGAAAGGCCTCGATAATCGCCTCAAGACTTTCCAGACCGCCGTTGCGCGCATCCACGTCCACCACCAGCAGGCCCGTGCATAGAACGCCATAGCCTGTTGTGATCTGATAGTCACAAATGGCTTCCCATTGTTCATCGGACCAGATCGGCGTGTGTTGCCAGTTCGAGGCAAGAGGGTGTTTTCCTGCCGCCGTTTCGGGGCAGTTACGGTTGCCGCACTGGCACTCGCCATTTCGGATTTCATGCAATGCAAAGACTTTGTGGCCAGCCTCGCGGAACGCGCTGTGCAGCATCATGTGCGGTCACTGCCGGACAAGCCCGCTATATACGCTGAAAGGACTGTCTGCGTCGGCTTGCGGCACGGGTTGCCGTCCCTGACAGCAGTAATGGTAGCGCGGGACAGGCCTGTTTTCTCTGCCACGCGGGATATTTGCATGTCCTGCAACGCCGCTCTAATTTTGTCAATACTTAGCATGGGTGCGCCTTTTTTTGCTTGTGTGCGTATTTAGGTATTGCAAACCCTTCGCCAGTTTGCAATAGTCAATTTGCCGGGTAGAAAGCGCACACCGGCTGCGCGGGGCAATGCCCATAAATATGGAGGCTCTTTAATGAGCATTTTGGAGACGATCCAAAAGCCGGTTGACCGTGCCGTGATGGTAACGATCTGCGGCGACAGCGGGATGGGCAAGACAAGCCTAGCCGCTGCATTCCCAAAGCCTATCTTTCTGCGCGCAGAAGATGGCATGCAGGCGGTTCCTAACGACAAGCGGCCCGATGCTTTTCCCCTTGTTCACAAGTCGGCAGATGTATGGGAGCAGCTTACCGCGCTGTGCAATGAGCCGCACGAATACGAAACGCTTGTGATCGACAGCGTGACCGCCCTGGAACGGCTGTTTATTTCTGACGTAATGGCCAGCGACCCCAAGGCCAAATCTATTAATCAGGCCCTTGGGGGATACGGCGCAGGTGTGGCAGCGGTTGCTGCAATGCACCAGCGCGTGCGCAAAGCCGCTGGCATTTTGAACGAGCGCCGCGGCATGCACGTTGTGTTTGTGGCCCATGCCGAGATTGAAACCATGCGCCTGCCGGACATGGACGACTACCAGCGTTATTCGTTGCGCTTGCCAATCAAGAGCCTGCCGCCCTACGTCGATGATGTGGACGTGGTGGGTTTTGTAAAACTGGAGACGTTTACGCGGGGCGAAGAAGGCGACCGCAAAAAGGCGATTTCCACCGGTGCGCGTGAATTGATTGTCCATGCCTCCGCATCGAACGTATCTAAAAACAGGTTTGGCATTACTGATGCCCTGCCCCTGCCGATGGGCAAAAACCCCTTGGCACAATTCATCCAGTCACTTGGCGGATCAGTCACACCACAGAAGGTAGAAACAAATGAATGATTTTTGGGATCTAAGCGACGGCGGCAACGCCAAAGACACTGGCACTGAATACGAAATCCCCGGCGGGAATATGGACCCCATCCCGGACGACAGCAGCGTGCTGGCAATGATTGACGAAGCCAAGTGGGAAGACAAAAACGGCGCACGGTATGTCTCGCTGCGCTGGTCTGTGATTTCGCCGGACGAGTTCAAAAACCGCAAGGTGTTTCAAAAGCTGTGGGTCACGGATGACGACCCGATGGCGAATGATTCGAACAAGGCTGCAAAAAAGCGCGACAAGGCCCGCCGGATGCTGGCAGTTATCGACGCCAACGCGGGCGGCAAGCTGGTGAAGCTGTCCGGTATGCCGGACGACGACAACCTGACCGCCAATTTGGCAAACAAGCCCATGGTGATTAAGGTCAAGATTTGGTCAATGCCTGATAGGGAACAGCCGGGCGAAGTTATCAGCGGAAACTGGATTTGCGCAGTGGCGCCTAAGACGGGTGGTATTGATGTGAAAGCCGCAAAGCCTGTGAAGGCACCTGCAAGGGTGACAAATTCGCAAGACATTGACGATCATATTCCATTTTAATCAAACATGCGGCGGGGTTTGCGCCCCTCCGTTCACACCGCAACACACCGCATGAGGATATTACAATGGAC